TCCCCGCCTCATCGTGCCGCTTCACTGGGGCGTTGCTGCGCATGACCGCTTCGAGCATCTGCTGCGTGGGGTCGGCCTTCGTCCCGACGTGGAAGCGGTCCCGAGCCCCGGCGCGCGATCGCTCCCGGAGCGTATCCAGCAGGGCCTTCCACCCGAGCTGCCGGGCGAGGGGCTGCCCCCATGCGCTCGACTCGATGCTGCACTTCTCTAGCGGAATGCGGACTTGGTGCCCGCGCTCGTGCGCCTCGCGTGGAGGCAATCCAAGTACTAACTCATGCCCCTCCAGCCACACATAGGCGGCAAATGAGGGCAGGGGGTAGTTCCCTATCTTATATGTCATCTTCATCTCCTACTGCCCCGGTCCTGGGGCTTCTGTCCTGGGGCTCACTGTTGCCCCCAAACCTGACGACTTACCTGGCTCTTGGGGGCAACGATCAACTACAGGGGGCGTTAGGTGTCCCGCTTACCGGGCTGCCCCGCCATGGGCGCCTCCTTCTGTTGCATCAAGTGCTCCTTAATCACGATCCCGCGCTCGGCGCTCCCTCTCCAGTGATCCGGCACCCATGCGATGACCGGGCCGCCTGGCCGCTCCGCTTCCCCGTGCGAGCCCCACTTCATCTTATACGTGCGAAAGTGCCCCACGACATGATGCAGCCGCTTGCGGTACTCCACCTCTGTCTCGCCCTCCTTCCGGGGGCTCAGATACCGGACGCTCTTCCCGCCGATGACGCTCTTGACTTGCTTAAACTCTACCGCTGGAAACTCTCGCGCGGTGCGCGCGATCTTCCCCGGCAAGCCGGGGCTCGTCCTCACCTCGCACAGCCTGGGCACGCACAGCAGGAACAATGCCGACATGAACGAGCTAACGTCCTGGTTCATGTACTCCCTGGCATAGTTCGAATGGAATGTCCAGAGCACATCGACCACACAGCCGTTCCGCAGTCCATCAACTTCCACATGCGCGAGCGGATGAACGTCCTTCCAGCCGTGTACGCAGGTCAGGGCAATCCGGCTGCCGCCGCCCGTGCGCACCGCGAGCAACCCGCTGCTGCCCTCGTCTTCCGGGTACTCCAGCCACATGCGGCTGCTGGGCATGCGCAGCGCAGCGTATAGCTGCTCCACCCGCAGCAGCCCTGCCCCGATCAACTTCCCCACGACGAGCGCCGGGTGCTCCGCAAAGACGAACCTATCGGCCATCTCCGGCGGGGCGTGCAGCACGGTCTTGGGCGGCGGAGGCGCGAGCGCCCGGATGACGTAGTCGTGCACCTGCAGGCGCGACCGGGGGTCCGCCGTTCCGTCTACCGCTGTGGCCTCGGCCAGATACCGCTCCGCGAGCGTCTGCTTATGCATCACACCGCTCCCGCCGCTAGCGCTCCCGCCTCGCTCGCGGCCTTGTGCGCGGCCTGCCGGGACTTGTACGGGCCGTGCAGCACCTTGCCATCGGCAGATCGCCAATACCAGCCCGACGGGCAGCGGAATACCTGTGGGGTGCGGTACATCAGGGGGCTCCTAGCGCTTGTGCCAACTCTTCCCGTTCCAGGCGCCTAAGCCGCTCCGCTATCGCCACTCCCACGTGGAGGGCGCCTGTCACGCTGAGGTTCCCTACCACCACGTTCCCTATGAGGGCTTCCCGGACTGCGCACGGCAGGTCGCTGGGGAGTACATCTCGCAGCCGATCATATGTCATCGCGTGCTCCTCCTGTCCTGGGGCCTATAGGCCCAACTCACCCAGCGTGAACGCTGGGGCGACGGGCTGCTTCTTGCGCCTCGGCCGATGCCCAGGGTGCGGATATGGCGGCGCCTGTGGCGCTGCGGGCTGCGGCTGTGGAGCCGCCTGCGATGGCGCTTGCGGGGGCCTGGGCTGTGGCTTCGGCGGAACGCTCGCGCCACAGCCCGGGGCTGGTGCCCGCTCCGGCGGTTCGCGCAGCGTTGCAAACGGGCTCGCTATCACGGCGACTTTCCCGCGCAGGAGCTGCTCCCACGTCCAGCCGACCTCTGCCAGCATCGCATTGGCCTTCCGCAGGAACGCCAGCGCCTCGTGGTCATTCCCAACCGCCGTCATGCCCATGATCTTGACGAGCCGCTCAAGGTTCACCTCGGTATTCGGGTTGGTCTGCGGCGCAGTCATGTCACGGGCTCCCGACGAGCTTCCCATCTTTCCCGATGCGCAGCGTGCTCCCGTCGGGGAACCGATACTGCGTTCCACCATCGTACAGCACCAGGGCTTTCCCCGTCGCATCCCGGTCCTGGGCCGCACCCATGCGCTTGAGCGTCGGCGCTAGGGGCGCCCGTGGCCGCTGCGACAGCAGTTCCTTCACCACCTTCCCTGCGATGCTCATGCCACGGGCTCCGACTTGGGGGCTTTGCCGCCCGGGGCCACGAGATATCCGCCGAACTCGGTCTTCTCTTCCCCGCTAAAGCGGATGCTCTTGCCGCTGTGGCCATAGGCCACGCGCTTCTCGGCGAACAACTCGGCGGCGGCAGTGAGCAACCGCCTCTGCACGCCGATGCTATTGCTCTCGTCGGCGCCTAGCGCCCTTGCCTGCCGACTGTTATTAAAGTCCACCCCCATGAACGTGACCTGCCAGCCCTGCGCCCGGCACCAGTCCAGCACCTGCCGGGCCTCCTCCAGCGTCGTGTCGCTTGCGTTCTCCTCTCCGTCTGTCACGATCAGAATGGATGCTTGGCGCGGGGACAATCTCGCTAGATGCCTTCCCATGGCGTTTATCGCGTCAAAGAGGGGCGTCGAGTCGAAGTACGCCCGGAGGGGTTCCTGCGTGAAACTGGGGCAATCGGCCACGGCCACGTCACGCTGGACGAATGCATGATCCGTGGTGTCGAACACCGACACGAGCATGTGGCTCGCGACCTGGGCCGATACGAGCCGCTGTCGCATCGCTTCCAGCGCGGCTAGGCAGTCCCACCACTGCGGCTGCATGCTGCTGCTGCCGTCGAACAGGACGAAGTCCAATTGCCCGGCGAGCAGCGGCTTTAGTTCCGTTCCCATTGTCATGATCCTTTTATCCTGGGCTTGGCCTCGCGCCTACCGTGTACCGCTTTGCATTCGACTCGTCCCGTTGTCCGCGCGTCCCATGGCTAGCATCATGACTCGGCTATGGACGGGGGTTAAGGGTGTCGGGGCAGCGTGCCGGGTGTTGCCCCGGCGGCGTACACGGCAGGCGGAAGGCCAACCGAACACGCACACATTAGCATGGGAGCACACCCGTGTCAATGCCCCGGCCATGCGTCGGTTGCATGGGGGGCATGCCGTGGTGCATATTGACATTCGTGTGCCGCTATGCTATCCTTCGCCATCATGGAGGTACGGATGACTACTCGATGCGACGATCCCCCGCACTCCGACTTTCCGCTCGTGACACTCTTACGCGAGCGCCGCGTGCGCGGGCGATATACGCATACGTGTAATGTGTGTGGCACGGGCATCACGCAGGGCGAACGCCACACCTATTTCGTCTATACCGACGACGAGGCCCTCGCCGCGCGCTTGCGCACTGCGCGCACGCACTTCATTTGTCCCCCGGCCTCGTGACTGCACCGGACATGAACGCCGCTTCGGCCTCGTCGGCCGTGATAGCGTCCGGGGGCTCCGGCAACGGCTCCGGCTCGGGCATCCGCCCGACGGCCGCGGCCACGCCGCGCCTGCGACGCATCCGACGCGCCTCTCGCTCGTTCCTTCCCGCGTTCCGGCGGAAGTGGTACGCCTCCACGGCCGTGGCCTGCCACGAGGGCTCGGGGCTGTTGTCGAGAATGCCGACGAGCATCGCGAGCGCCTCATCGGCGGACATGGCCTCGGCCCGGGCCACGGCTATCCCCGCCCGCATGTCGGCAATCACCCGCGAGCGCGCCTCGCGCATCGCACGGGCCTCGGCCAGCACGGCGAGCATCCTATCCTGCGTTAGGGGCATCTTCAGCCTCCCACCGCATCATCATACGCTTCTGCGCTGCTCTTAAACGGGCCGTTCGGCTCTCCATCCGGCAGGCCTCCCGGGCCGCACGCCCACCAGTACCACCCTGGGGCCACGGGATTGCCCTCGCGGTCGAAGTTCCTCCACTGGTCATTATCGTCCCAAAAGATCTCGAACGATCCGCCACTCTCGAACGTGTGGTAGCCTGCGTACTTGCCGTTCATGGCGTGGGGTCCTTTCTGTGATCGTGCAACGATCCTATCACGAATGTTCGGGGTTGTCAACATTCGCAATCGCGCGGCCATGCACCGCGCGCATGAACGCGCCGCGAGGCCATGCACGTACTGCGGGGCGCGGGCGATCGAGGCGCTTGACATCGGCCTGCGGCCGTGGTACATATGCGGCATGGTCGGGCGGTTGCCCCGGCCACGGAAATGCCCGGACATCGGGCGAACAACATGGAGCATCGAAGATGAACGCACAAGCCAACACCGTCAACATCGGGGGCGACGAAGTCGATATCGCCACCCTGCCGCAGACCAGCATCGTGGCCCTTCTGCAGCGCGGCATCAATCACGTGCTCGGCAACGAAGTCGCCAGCAAGGTCAGCACGGCGAAGAAGGCCACGCGCGGGGGCGACGGTCCCGACAAGGACGAGCCGAAGTACACCGAGGCCGAACTGGCCGAGTTGCAGGACAAGACCTTCGCGGAAAAGGTCAGCGCCATCACCAACGGCACCCTCGGCGTGCGTGGCCCGGGCGTGGCCAAGGTGACTCCGCTGGAGCGCCTCGTGCGCGACATCGCGACCGGCGTGCTGCGGCGGCAGGCCACGGCGAAGGGGCTGAAGTGGCCGCACGGCAAGGGGTCCGGCGATGCGGTCGCGGCCATGGTCGATGCGTACCTGGCAGTTGCGAAGTACCGCACGGCGGCGGAGTCGCTTGCGAAGCAACAGCTCGATGCGATGGCGACGCTCGCGGAGGGCGATGCGGCCTAACGTGCGGTGCGGTGCAATAACTATCCCGGGGCCGTTGTGCCCCGGGCCGCTTTGCGGGGCTTGACAATGGGCGCGCAGTGTGCTATCAACAGCGGATAAGGAACGACAGTCATGAACGTGCAATCTGTTAACGTGTTGCCAGGGCAGCGGGTTATCACAGCGGCTGGGGTTGTCGCCACCGTCGCCATGGTGCGCGATGATGGCACGGTGCTGGCGTGGTACAGCGGCAGCGGCGTGCCACGGCTTGCGCGGGTGCGGGGCGATGCATGGGGCGGCGAGCACGATGGCGCGGTGTGCAATGCGGGGTGATGGCTCTTGTCGCAATGTTGCGGCGGTTGTCCGCCCCCAATGTTGCCCAAGGTCGCGTGAATGCTGATGGGCCACCTATGCCGGGTGGGCCGGGATGCTGTGGCGCTCTTTCGAGTTGTCTAAATTTTTTATTTAACCAGAGAGCACACCGCAGCATGCTGGCCCACATTCGTAAATCCGAAGGTGGCCCCCAACGCTGGCACGGTAGGAACGGCAACAACCGGGGCGGACATCGCCCCGGACATTCGCGGCCGATGGCCGTGCCTCACGCAGTCACCTTACCATCGGCCAGCAACTGCTTGGCCGCGACGAAGATATTGTGCTGCGTAGTATCAGTCAACTGCCCCGCGATGCGGCCGACCGCGACTTGCAGGGCATGGTCTGGGTCGCGCGACCGCAGGCCAAGAGGATTGATCGTGACCGCGACGTGCGCGGCGGCAACGGCCAAGTGTGCGACCATGCGACTGTAATCCGCAGTTATATCGTGTGGCATAGGCGTGGTCCTTTCATCTGATAGTGCAACCCTAACACAAGGCGAGCGGCGAAGCAAGCCCCAGTCTTGCATGGCAGATATGCTGCCCGCGCGGTTGACTGCGGCGCGCGGGCGTGGTACGTTGGGGCATCGTTGGAAAGGGAGCCGAAGCCCATGCGCCCGCACTATCGCAAGCCCCATGCTATGCCCCTCGCCCGCTGGTCGCGCATCAGACGTAGTCGTGTGCGCTGGTGGCTGTGGAGGCTGCTGCATAGATAGAGTCCAACAGCGCGAAGCAAAAGGCCAGGCCAGTCGCCTGGCCTTTTGGCGTTTGTCCTGGCAGTTGCCGGGGGTAGGGCCGAGCGGGCTCTGCGGCTGGACCGGCCAGAAGCTCAAGCGAGTACTACTCGACTTCTGGCCGACCCACATATGGGCCACTGCGCTGTCGCCATCATCCGGGCCGACCCACACATGCGCCGTTCCATCCACGCCCCCATTGACAACTGCCCCTCCCTATGCCTACCCTCGTCGCACGCCCCGTCGCACGCCCAAGCCCCAGGATCGCCGCCAACCAGGAGCCCTCCAATGAGCTTTATCCAGCGTGAACACGACAGACTGATGGTATTCTGCACGCAGACACCGCCTGGCCCGGCCTACGAGGCACTCTACGCTGCGAAGCAGGCCCTAGCCTGGGCGCTCGATCCCCTGTACGTGGCATCGCCGACGATGCAGGTTAAGAGGCACTATGGGCTCGAGATTGAGGGGACGGAGGGGATTGGTGCGGCAGTGGGCGGGCCAGTGCCAGTAGGGGCGCCGAGCCCGCCGCCGAATTGAGCCCACACCGATGCCCCTCCCTCCCAACTGCCCGGTCAGCCTGGAGTACGTCCCGGCAGGGGAGCGCAGCGAGGGCAATCACTTCGTCGTGGCGTGGGATGACACGTATGGCAGTGAGAGCAGAATGTCCTTTCACTCCTACGGTGCCGCGACAGAATGCTTTATCCGGCAAGTGCGGCGGTGGAAGGAGGCCCAGGGAGATATCAACAGGGAAGATCTGGCGAAGCCAGCAGGAGGACAGTACGATGCCCCCAGTGAGTGAGAAGCAGAGAAGGGCGATGGGAGCAGCGGCAGCAGGGCGCTCGACGCTCGGCATCCCCAAGGCCGTCGCCCGCGAGTACATGAAGGCCGACCGGGGCGGGAAGCTGCCGCGGAAGGCCCCGGGGAAGAGGCGAGGGAAGTAGCGCACGATGGACAGCCAAGGCGATAGCGCGGAGCTTCGGCTAGTGGAGAACCTCGGGCTGGATAGGCTGCGGCGGGGCAGGCCGAGGCAAGAGTTGACCGTAGAGTTCGTGCGACAGTTGACCCAGGAAGATGTGAGCGGGCTCGCGAAGGGGCAACTGCCGGCGCCGGTCCAGCCTCTGGCGCGCGTGGAGGCGAAGCACCATGCGCTTGCGCGACTGCTGGCGAGTGGGGCATCGCAGGTCGAGGCGGCGCTCGCGATTGGCTACACCCCGCAGAGGGTGCATATGCTGACGGAGGACCCGCTCTTCTGCGAGGTCCTCGAGTACTACCGTACGCAGGCCGAGGCGAGGTTTCTCGACGCCCACGAGCGATTGGGGCTCCTGGGGCTTAGCGCGGCAGGGGAGCTGCAGAAGCGGCTGGACGAGACCCCGGATCGGCTCACGACAAGGGAGGTGAAGGACATTGCGGAGTTCGCATTTGACAGAAGTACTGCTCCGGCGAAGGGTGGCCCCAGGACCGGGGCAGGCGGTGCCGCGCCGGTGCAGGTGAATATCTCGTTCCCCTCGGCGCCAAGTGGCGCCGAGCAGGGGGCGGTGCTGGACCTGCAAGCGGAGCGCCAAGATGGCTAGTCCGCGGGAGTACTGGGTCGCCCGAGTAGCGCGCGCTGTTGCGCGGGGCAGGGCCAAGGCAGGTGTGCCCTATGGGATACATGAGGCAGTGGCGAGGGCCAGGCAGGTTGATCGGGCGATTGGCTCGATGCTCTTCGAGGAGACGGAAAGTGGCAGTTAGTCTATCACGAAGGGGCTTCTTGGGCGGGATGATCTCCCTCATCGGGGCAACGACGTTCCCGGTGGAGGGCGCGGGACTGGGCAATCTGCCCTCGATCGTCGGGGATGGGAAGCACGATGATACGGGGGGCCTGTCGGCTCTGATGCACGGGGAGCCCCTCGTGTTCGAGACTGATGCGTGCGGGGCGGAGGGCTACCGGGGTGTGGTCTTCCACCGAGGAGTGTATCGAGTTACCAATACAATCACTGTTCCGGAGGATGCGCGCATTCGCGTGGAGCGGATTGTACTGGAGGTGAGTGACCTGGACCTCGAGTTGCCGGTCTTCAGCGTGGAGAAGAGGCATCGAGCCACGTTTGCGGGCGTGGCGGGAGAGGTACACTACGTGGGGCGGAAGGGCAGGACGCTCTTTCTTGCCGAGTACGGTCGGGCGAAGCAACGGAGGTCGATGTGGCAGGGATAAGCATTAGTCCACGGGTGGTGGATATCTCGCACTATAATGCGGTGGAGCGGGATGGCTTTCGCCGGGCCGCGGCGGCAGGCATTTGGGGGGTGGTGCATAAGGCGACAGAGGGGCGCACGATTGTGGACAAGCCCATGGCAGAGCGGCGGGGGCAGGTGCTCGCGGCAGGCCTCTTGTGGGGCACGTATCACTTCATCCGACAAGGGGGGATCGCGCAGCAGGTGGAGTGGTATCTTGCGTATGCGCAGCCGAAGAGCGGGGACTTGATGGCCCTCGACTGGGAGGACAACCGTGTGAGCGTGGATGCGGCGGAAGAGTGGCTAGTGGGGGTGGCGAAGGCAGTGGGTAGGAGGCCGATCATCTACAGCGGGAACACGGCCAAGGAACTGCTGGGCAGTCGGGCGGACAGCTTTTTCGGCGGGCACAGGTTATGGCTCGCGCAGTACAGCAGCAGGCCGGTCGTACAGCGGAGCTGGCAAGAGCCCTGGCTGTGGCAGTACAGCGGGGATGGGCTTGGGCCGGCGCCGCACGCTGTCGATGGCATCTCTATCCCGGGGCACCCGGGAATTGATATGAACCACTATCCGGGGGATCGGGTAGCGCTGCAGAAGGAGTGGGTAGCGGATGCGGTGGGGGTGCCGCAGACGCCGCACAGCCCGTCTACCGGGGCGAAGTGGGTGCAGGAAAGCCTGAACTTGCTTGGCGCTGAGCCGCCGCTCGTCGTCGATGGGGTCTACGGCCCCAGGACTCGACAGGCGGTGCTGGTCTTCCAGACCCGGGAGCGGCTCGACATCGACGGGGTGGTGGGAGCGCAGACGGTCAAGGCGCTGGACGACGCGAGGAAGCGCGCGGGGATAGACCCATGAGTGCGAGTGTGCCAGCGAGCGGGCCGAATCCGCAGTACGGCGCGGCGGTGCGCACGCCGGTGGAGTTCGTCGCGGCGCAGGAGCCCTTTTCTCGATACGTGTTTGCGGATGGCGTGGAGTTTCGGATGAAGATGGTGCTGACGAACGTGTGGCGGGTGGAAGGGCAGTCTACGCCGGACGGGAAGCCCGCGTATGAGTTCAGCTGGCATCCTGTGATGTGCGTGGACAGCCCCAGGCAGAAGGAGAAGTGACATGGCAGTGGCACCGAAGAACGCGCGGCCGTGGTCGAAGGGGGAGAAGGAGCTGGCGGAGTACCATCTGTCGAGGGGGAAGAGTACGGCAGAGGTGGGGAAGTTGCTCGGGAGGACGAAGAACTCGGTCGTGTCGCATAGCTGGAGGGAGCGGGGCGGGGACGACCATGCGACGACGAGAGTGGCGCCGGTGGCAGAGCCGAGGCGGGCGTCAGAGGCCCGGCAGAAGCCCAGTGCGCCGAGGGCGCTGTCGCGGAAAGAGCTAGGACTCGATGGCGAGTAAGGGGCTCGAGGCGCAGTGGAAGTGCAGGTGTACGGCGGGGGAGCGAACGCTGTGGCTGCGTTGGCGAGAGCAGGGTGAGAACGTCGCAGAGTTCATGGAATACGTGCAGAAAGAGGTAACGAAAGAGCACAGGCGGGTGAGTCCGCTCTGTGTGAGTCCGGTGCTGGAGTACTTGAAGCTGCCGGTGGATGAGGGTGGCGGGGGTATTGGGATGAGGATTGTGAACTGATGGCGAGGGATAGGCATAGGGTCGTCAGCGGGCTGAGGTGGGCACGGCTGTGCGACTGGCCAGCATGCATCCCCCGGAGGCGCGCGCCGCGTGGGATGAAGGCCCTGGGGATACAGTATGAGAAGCGGGCGGCGGCGGCGATAGTGTCGCGGTGGTCCAACGCAGTGCCGGGGCAGTGGGTGGAGTACGTGGACGATGGTGGGCACGGCTATGCGCAGTTTGATGTGCTCGTGGTAGCCCCGGAAGTTGTGCTCGTGTTCGAGTGCAAACTGTCGGAGACAGGGCAGGGCAGAAGGCAGATAGAGGACCTCTACAAACCGCTGCTCGAACATATCTTCGAGCGTCCGATAAGGGGGATCGTGGTCGCCCGGCACTTGACGCGGGAGACTCGGCCCGAGGCAGTTGTCGGGACGCTCGGGAGCGCGTTCGCCTTGGCGGCAGGGGGCGTACCTACGTTGCACTGGCTTGGCCGGGGGGCGCTCGCGTGATCCGCATGGTGCATTACTACAAGTGGTTTCGCTCCTGTGGGAATGGGCGAGCGCTGGCGGCGTGGAAAGCCTGGCGTTTGTGGAGCGGAAGTAGGGTGTTCTTCTATCCGAAGGAGAGTAGAGATGGCGAAAGATAGTGCGCCGACAGTGGCGATGCCGAGTGAGATGTCGTCGCACAGGAGCGTGACAGTGCGCCGGATCGACAACGGCTATGTGCGGCATGTGTCGCACAGCGAGGGAGGGGAGTATCACTCGAAGGAGACCTATCACCGCAAGCGGCCCAGTGCCTCGCTCGGGAGTGGGCGCGAGGCGGAGCCCGACTGCACGGGCTCTTGCGGGCTGGCCGGGGCGAAGCCCCACGTATAAGTTCGGCGCGTGAGCGCTGGAGGCCGAGTGTCAGCGGCATTGTGACTGGCAAGGGGGCAGCGCCCGCTGCCCAAAGAAGGAGTACGAAAGATGAGTGGCTTTTTCACACCAGGACTGCCGGCAGCGACAACCACGAGCTTGACGGCTGTCGCAACTGTCCCGGTGGATACGAACCTGGGGCAGGGCATTGCCCCGCAGAGCGTGGCGGCCACGCCGGCGCAGCTCATCGGCCTCGGGCAGGGGGCGCCGACAGCGATCACCTACGCAGCGGCCATAGCGTTCGATGCGAGTACGAGCAATAACTTCTCGATGACCTTCGGGGCGGGCAACGCTACGCTGACGCTTAGCAATATGCAGGGCGGGCAGATCGTGACGGGGAAGATCACGCAGGACGGCACGGGCAGCAGGATTCTCACTGTCGCGGCGGGCAGTGGCGGGGCGACGCTCGTGAGCGGGACACCGCTCTCTACCGGGGCGAATAAGACGGACCTGGTGGGGATCAAGAACATCGGGACGACAGCGGCTCCGCAGTACTTGTACTACTCGATCGCGAAGGACTTCGCCTAGGCGAAGCCCCAAGACCGTGAGTATTAGGCAGTCACAATGGGCTGCCTGTCTCGGAGGGGAGGGGATGAAGTGGGGCTTCTCCCCTCCGGGACGAAATTGGGCCGATAGGCCCATGTTCGGAAATACGAAAGTGGGCCATAGGCCGATGTTAGAAGTACCATCTCGACGCGGGTTTTTGGCTGGCCTTGGCGCGATCCTGGCTGCCCCGGCGATTGTGCGGGTGGCGTCGTTGATGCCGGTGAAGGCGCTGGCCCCGGATTTTATGACGCTCGACGAATATGCCGAGCGTGTTCTTGCGCCGACGGTCAACAACCGACTACTTACGATTGACCTGATCACGAGAGAGGCAGTGAGGCTGTTTAAGAACAGCAATGCGTTTCTTCAGTCTCTCGAGAACGAGCCGAATGCTTTTGACTTGCCATTTCGACCAGGAGCGACTTTGCGGGTTCGGCTCCCCTCGGGCTATCGGGGGCAGCAATGACGCTCGCGGCCTCGCTCCTCGCCCCCTCGCCTGTCGTGGTCAATGCGGCGTTTCCGCCGAAGATGCAGGTGCTGTTTCAGCCGTTCTGCGCGAGGCGGCAGGGGTACTGGACGCGGGAGGAAGCACTCGCGGCGGGGGTGGATGCGAGGGATGTGCAGCAGGCCAGGTATAAGGTCCTATACGGCGGCAGAGGCGGCGCAAAGTCCTGGAGCGCCGCGCGAGCCTCGCTCGTCATTGGGATGGGTGGTGGCCCGGCGGGGCAGTTGAAGATGGGGGATGGGCGGTCGCACGACGGCCTGCGGGTGTTGTGCGTGAGAGAGATTCAGGATAGCCTCCGGGACTCTGTCAAGAAGACCCTGGCGGACCAAATGCAGCTGCTTAGCCTGGGGGATCACTACGAGGTGCTGGACGATATCATTCGGGGCAGGAAAGGGACGACTGCGCAGGGGACGGAGTTCGCCTTCGAGGGCCTGAGGCGGAATCACAACAAGGTCAAGTCGCATGAGGGCGATGACCTGGTGCTCGCCGAGGAGGCCGAGCCGATAAGTGAGGCCAGTTGGCGCGTGCTCACGCCCACTATCCGGACCAAGCCCCCGCATGGGCCGCTGAAGATGGGGCCAGAGTTCTGGATTATGTATAACCCCGAACTGGAAAGTGGCGATACCCACCAGCGCTTCGTCGTATCTCCGCCCGAGAACGCGATTGTGCAGAAGGTCACGTGGAGGGACAATCCGTACTTCCCGATGGAGATGCTGCGGGCGGATATGGAAGCGGATAAGAGGCGCAGTCTGGACCTCTATAATCATATCTGGGAAGGGGAGTGCCTGGTCAACCTCGATGGAGCGGTCTACGCGGATGAGCTGCGGGAGGCCCAGGAGCAGGGCAGGATATGCGAGGTGGAGCCGCTGAGGCACCTGCCAGTTAGTGTGTACTTCGATATCGGGCGCAGCGACTACACGGTGATGTGGTTTGTGCAGCAAGTGTCGTGGGACTACAGGCTCATCGACTTTTACAAGGCCAATCGCAAGCACATCGATCACTATCTGGAGGTGCTGCAGCGGAGGGGCTATGTGTACGATACGCTGTGGCTCCCGCACGACGCAGCGGCGAAGACGATTGGGAGTAAGATGTCGGTGGAGGAGCAGGTTAAGGCGAAGGGCTACAAGGACCGCTGCAGGCTTGTGCCCAAGCTATCCGTGCTTGATGGTATCAACGCCGCGAGAACGATCTTCCCGAACTGCTACTTCGACCGGGCGCGCACGGCGGAGGGAGTGAAGGGGCTGCGAGAGTACGTGTATGATATCGACCCGACGACGAAGCAGCTGGGGAAGACCCCGGAGCACAGCGATATCGGGGATGCCTTCCGGTACTTCGCAGTCGCGAGCCAGATGGGAAGGAAGACCGAGTTTCGGCTGAAGCTGCCCGAGCCGGGGGAGCGGGTGGGCGTGCTCGGGCGCTTGCGCGGGCTTAGCCTGCGTGGCGGGGGCAACGCGACTTCGACTGGGTGGCTGAAGTGAGGAGAGGAAGATGACCCCAACAGTTGTGGGATGGGCAGTGATAATCACGTGCATGAGTGACATCTGCTTGCCGATGCCGCACGTGAATGCGGTGTATGCGACGAAGGCACGGTGCGAGCAAGTACTGCGGACGGTGGTGCGCAGGTGGCGGCCCTCGTTGGGCTCCTACTCGTTCGAGTGCCGGGGGCAGCAGTGATGGGGCTGCGGGCGAGGATGCGAGTGGAGCGGCTGGTGCTGCTGTTCAACCTGACAGTGCTCACGCTTGTGGGGCTGGCGGTGTGGGCAGCGGTGCTCGCGGCTGCCTGGGCAGTCGTAGTCGGGGTGATGGGGATAGCGGGGAACTAGAATGGCACTGGATGACGCGACAGCACTGGGGCTCTCGCCCGTGGTGCGCGAGGCGATGGAGCGTTTTCATCGCTGCGAGACGTGGGAGTCAACTGCCAGGACGTGGTTCCTGGACGATTATAAGTTCTCTCAGGCGGATGCGTACAACGGGTATCAGTGGCCGAACGAGATCCGCAGGAACCGGGACGTGGATGAGCGCCCCTGTTTGACCATTAACAAAGTTCGGCAGCACAATCTGCAGATTACGAATGATATGAGGCAGAATAAGCCGAGTATCACCTTCCGGGCCACCGGCGGTGAGGCCACGTATGCGAGCGCCCAGGTGTATAACGCGTGGATTAAGCACGTGGAGTACAGGTCGCGCGCCCAGTGGTGGTACGACCGCTGTGCGCACTTCGAGGTCAACGCGGGGTGGGCGTATCTGCGGCTCATTACCGAGTATGTGGACAATGAGAGCGATGCGCAGGAGGTGCTGATCAAGGGCATTAGGGACCCTCTAACTGTCTACCTGGACCCGGACGCGAAGGAGCCGGATAAGAGCGATGCCAACTTCGGCTTCGTCTTCGACGATACGTCGCGTGAGGAGTTCGAGAAAGAGCATCCGAAGTGGAAGGATCTGGCGGCGCAGAACGCGCTGGGCGACACCGCCGGCTGGATGGGGCAGGACATGGTCCGGCGGTGCGAGTACTATCGGCGCGTGAGGACGCGGGATATGCTGTACTTCGTAAGGGGGGCGGACGGGCAGGTGGCAGGGGTGCGTCGTTCGACGCTGACGAAGGGAGGAAAGAGCAACAAACCTTATACGGCGGAGATGCTGCAGGAACTGGAGAATGACCCGCAAGTTAAACGGCGGCCGGTGGAGGACATAAAGGTCGAGTACTACCTGATACTCGGGACCAAAGTTGTTGAACGCGGGACGTGGCCTGGGACATACATTCCGATTGCGAAGGTCTGCGCGGAAGAGACTATCATCGAGGGGCAGTATGACTGCAAGTCGCACACTCGGGCGCTCATTGATCCGCAGAGGATGTACAACTATTGGTCCTCTTCGGCGGTCGAATATGGGGCGCTGCAGACGAAGACTCCCTGGAAAGCCCCGGCAGAAGCCATTGAGGGCTTCGAGACGTACTGGAACAACGCGAATACGCAGAACGTCGCGGTGCTGCCGTATAAGTCGCTCCGGGAGGATGGCTCTACCATCCCGGCGCCGGAGCGTATTGAGCCCCCCGTGAGCGCGCCCGTGGCGCTGCAGGGGATGCAGATCGCGCAGGCGGAGTTCGCGATGGCGAGCGGGCAGCAGGAGGCCAATTTCGGCCAGCCGGGGAATGAGCGCAGCGCGCTTGCCCAGCGCGAACGGGCGCAGATGGGGGAGAGGGCGACGTTCCACTACCTGGATGGGATGGCCCTCGCGCTGCAGCACGTGGGGCGGATGGCTCTAGAGGTATTCCCGCTGGTGTACGATACACGCCGGGTGCTGATGATGATGGCGGAAGATGGGACAGAGATCGAGCTGACGATTGACCCGCAGGCGCAGCAGCATCATCAGCAGGTGGAGGTGCAGAAGCAGGCGGGCCGCACGGCGGCGGTGCAGCATACGCTCAATCCGAAGCTCGGGAAGTACGAAGTGCAGGCCGCGGCAGGCCCGGGCTATGCGACGCAGCGGGAGGAGGCGTTCGAGGCGTTTAAGCTCATACTGACGCAGAACCCGGCGCTGACGGCCATTCTGGGGGACATCCTCTTCCGCGCGGGGGACTTCCCGCATGCGGAAGAGGCCAGCCAGCGGCTTCGGCGGATGGTGCCGCCGCATGCACTGGGGGAGGGGCCGAGCCCGCAGGAGCAGCAAATGATGCAGGCGATACAGCAGCTGCAGGGGCTCTTGACCAAAGCCCTCGACGACCTGGCGAAGGAGAAGTTGAAGGGGCGGGGGACAGAGGGCCGGGACAGGATTGCCGCGTATCAGCAGTTCACGAACCGGCTGGGCGTGCTTCTGAATGCGAAGCTGCAGGCCGCGAAGATCGCGGTGGATGGGATGGGCAAAGCGTCGCAGGCCGGCGCAGGCGCGGACGGGGCGAGGACGAGTCCGGCTATTACGCCCGAGGATATCCGGGGGATCATGGCCGATCTGATGCCGGATCTGCTGTCGATGGACCTGGCAGTGGTGCCACCGCCATCTGCGACGCCCGAACCGCTGCAGCCAGACTTCAGTCCGCCGCAACCGCCGAAGGCCGTGGCGGATGCGCTCGCGGGGCATGACTACGCGCACTCGCAGGTGATGAGGGTGCCGGGCGTACCGGATGTACCGGGGGCAGGACAATGAGTGACACGTATAGCGTACTGCCTCGGCGGCCTCCGCTCGATCCGCGCAATCCCCTGCTCGATACGGTGGGCAGCACGCTGTTCCCGGAAGTAGCGCGATACTCGAGGGAGCAGCTACTGCGAGGAGCGGGCCCGGTACAGCCGCCTCCGACTCCTACTGCTGAGGGGAAGCTCCCGACGGGGGACCCGGAGGGCGCGGGGAGTTCTGCCGTGGCAGAACTCCTGGGGTGGCTCATGCCGGGGCCGAAGGCGGCTGCGCCGCTCGCGGCCGCCGGGGGGCTGATGCCCGGGGCGAAGGGGATGCTCGCGGGGGTGCTGGGCAAGCACGCGCCGAAGGGGGTGAAGAGCGTGGAGCAGTCGCTAGCAGAGGTTTCTGCCGGGCTCACGCCGGCCCAGGCCAAGTCGAAGGCCGGGTTGGCCACGAGTAACGATCAGATCGAGGCGGCGCTGCAGGGGATCATGGAGGCGTTGGGGCTGCCATATGAGGGGGCGAAGAAGGCCCCCGTGGGGGTGGCGGCTGATGCGAAGGCAAAGGCCGTGGCAGCCCTGTCGGGGGGAGATCTGCCACCACATGCGCTGAACAACATTGCGGGGAAGCTCTATCATATGGAGCCGAAGGAGGCGCAGAAGTGGCTTACCTCGACGTATACGGCGGAGGAGCAAGCACAGATTAAGGCCCATCTGCCGGAGTGGCAGAAGATGATTGGGTGGGGGGATAGCCCGGCGTTCTATGCGCTCGGAGTAGAAGGGCCGTTCAAATCATCTGCGGGGGCGAAGACAACCTCTGTCCCGATCACGGAGAAGGCTATCGAGGCGAAGCTCGCGGGCAATCCAGGGGCCTCGATCTTCGACGTGGCAGGGGTGGCGAAGCCGCAGGAGAAGACGAAGTACATCGAGGACATTTTGCAGGGGCTGCAAGAGGGGGCGAAGCCCAAAGAGATCATCGCGATGTACAGCAAGGAACTGCAGCCCCTCGTGCAGGCGCAGTGGGATGCGTGGAAGAAAGAGAATCCGAAGGGGGCGCCCGGCTCGCCGGGCATTCCGGAGTACAAACCGCAGGGCTGGTCCGCAGCCAATCCGCTTGTCGCGCCGGAGGTGCCGTGGGCGGAGCGAGAAGCGTGGAGGGCAGCCTCGCCGTACCAGACGCCGGCGTTTCGGGGAGTGGGGCAGGCGCCGAGGCAGATGCCCGATACGAGTGGGACGTTTGGCGGGGCGTATTTCTCCGCCGCTCCAGGGCCGAAGGCGGGGGACCCGGCGGCGCTGGCGAATATGTACGCGCAGGAGTACAGTAGTGGGAACTACGGCGCGCCCTCGCTGCGGCGGCCGCAGGTACAGCCGCTGCTGCTCGACACGAGCAAGTACTTCGTCTACGACGCGAAGGGGAGTGAGTGGAGTAAGGCGCAGGAAAAGGCGCGAGAAGCGATGAAGAAGCTTGGGAAGTGGGATACGGGAGAGTATAAGGGCGTGGCGCTGCATAATGTGATGGATGCGCCGGGATCGCAGAAGGTCGATCCGCAGACCGTCTATGCGACGTTTGACCCAGGGACGGTGCGGAGCAGGTTTGCGCAGTTTCGCCCGAGTGAGTGGGGGAAGAACAACTTACTCGCGAGCGTTGCGGGGCTTGCTGCGGGGAGTGTGCTCGTGCTTGGCCCGGATGGCAGAGTGTATGATATAGGGAGGCGAGAATGATCGATCGGGTGGAACGACGAATGCCGGGGACAGTCCATCGGCACAAGTTGATTGTTGAAACTGCGAGGGAGATGGCGCAATCGCTGTATGAAGAGGTGATGCACGATAACGCGATCTACGATAAGTGGAAGGAACTGTGCCCAGAGCTTACTCGCGAGTTTGCCCGAGAGCGCTTCGTGGAACTCATGCTTCCGCGGCTTTGCGACGCTGCCCGGGACACATTGGCCGGAATGTTGGCCATCCCGGCCCACGCCCACTTGCACGAATCGATTTACCATGCCCTATTGGGCGATAGCTCGCTCGCCCGAGGCAACCGGGCCTTGCGGCGCAGAGCGCGTAGCATAGCTAGGGCTGACGGACAATGAAGCACCATCTGCTCGATACGTATCGCCCCGTATGGGCGCCGCCGGATGAGGGCACGCCACCAGCGGTGGCTGAACCGCCAGCCCCAGCGCCTGGTGGTGATCCTCCAGCGCCGCCACCAGCGCCGCCACCCGATGACGCGGCGGCGGTGCAGTCACGCACCGCGACCCGGATCGACGGCCTCACGCGAGAGAAGTGGGACGCGATAAGGCGGGCGGAGGCGGCGGAGACGCAGTTGGCGCTCATGCAAGCGCGGCTGGAGCAGGTAGTAGTGCCGCAGCCCCCAGCAGCAGTGGATGGGCAACAGCCGCCACCAGCACCCCCGGTGGGGCCGCGGGCAGTCGTCCCCGGGACGCCTGAGTTCCAAGCCGCTGTCCGGGCAGAAAGCGCTGCAACGAGGTTTCGCGAGAGGGCGGATCAGATCGTGGTGGATGGGCGGGGGAAGCACGGGGACTTCGACGCAGTCGTGAGTGCGCATACGGGGAGGTTTGGCCCGATGCCGCAGTATTTGATCGAAGCAGCGCTGGAAACGGGCTCTGCCGCCGAAGTGCTCTACGCGATGGCAAAGGACCCGCAAGAGGCGGATAGGATTGTCTCGCTGTCCCCGGCGGCGGCTTCGGTGGCCCTGGCGAAGCTCGCAGCCAAGGCGGCGGGGCCAGCCCCAGGGCCGGGGACCTCTAGCGCACCAGCACCGATCACGCCCGCCGTGGGCGGGACGGCGGCGAAGGTCTGGAAGATCGACGACGACGATATCCCGATGGAAGAGTTTGTGCGCTTGCGCGAGGCATCTCGCGCGAATGGAGCGGCAAGGCGATAGAGGCCTCGGGTGGGGCCTTAACCCACCCGCACTGGCGCAGGATGTGGGAGGTCGCCACCCACGAAGGGGACTCGCAGGCTCCCACTCTCGCCTCGCGCATAGGCTGCTCATATAGGGCCTCCAGCCAGCTCGTTCCGCCGCCCCAGGACAGGAATCCCCGGGCCGCGCCAGCTGGAGGCTCAGATGGCCAACTCTCTTCTGACGATCAATATGATTACCCGGGAGGCCGTGCGGCTGTGGAAGAACAGCAACGCGTTCCTGCGGAACGTGGACATGCAGTATGACGATAGCTTCGCCAAGACTGGGGCGAAGATCGGGACAGCCCTCCGCATCCGCTTGCCGAACGACTTCACCCCGCGGACGGGGCCGGCGGCGTCGGTCCAGGACACGGCGGAGCAGAGCACCTCGCTCGTGCTTGCCACGCAGAAAGGCGTGGATGTGAGCTTTTCGACCGCGGACAGGACCATGTCCTTGGACGACTACTCGCGGCGCATCCTGGCACCCATGGTGAACACTCTCGCGGGCGCCGTGGCCGTGGACGTGATGAGTGGCGTGGAAGGGGGTGTGTGCAATTTCGTCGCGAACCTCAACGCGGGGGCCGTGATCGCGCCCACGCAGACCACGTGGCTCAACGCGGGGGCGACGCTGGACAACAACAGCGTGCCGATGAACAACTGGTGCGCGATCCTCGACCCCAATAGCATGGCCGATACGGTGGGCTCGCTCGCGGGGCTCTTCAACCCGGCGCCGAAGGTCAGCGAGCAGTACCGCACCGGGATGATGGCCCGGGATAGTCTGCGCTTTGACTGGTACAGCGACCAGACTATCATCAAGCACACGACAGCAACGTATACGGTTATCAGTGGGACGAACACCGCGGCGACCATCTCTGGGGCGGGGCAGACTGGGCTCTCGCTGACGACCAGTGCGATCACCGGGGGGCTCAACCAGGGGGACATCATCACGATCGAGGACGTGAATGCGGTCAACCGCATTACGAAGCAGACGCTGGGGACGCGGCGACAGTTCGTCGTGACGGCGGCGGTGGCGTCGGGGGGGACGAGCATTCCGATCTATCCGGCGCTCATCCCGGCAGTGGGAGGCGTTCAGGTGCAGTATCAGACGGTGGACCAGAGCCCGCCGAACGGATCAGATGTCGATGTCGTGACCTTGCCGGCAGCAGTGTACCGAAAGAACATCGCCTACGCGCCGGAGGCGGTCACGATGGCCACCGCCGACCTCGAAATGCCCCGGGGTGTCCACGAGGCCGCGAGGGAGTCGTTCGACGGCATCTCGATGCGCATGATTACGGACTACAACGTGCAGACGGACCAGATGGTTACGAGGCTGGACGTGCTGTACGGATATCTGTGGGTGCGGCCGGAGTGGGCCGTGGCAGTTGCCAACGCCGTCTAGCGCGGCGATAGCGTTGCGCGGGTAGGTCCCAACGCTCTACCCTTGCGCAATTGGCTGCCCCGGGGAGTTCAGATGCTTCGCCCCGGGGCAGTTCATCCCAGGACAGAAGCATCGAGTTGAAGCAACGGAGCAGGACAATGAAGCAAGTCTATCAGAAGATGGAACTCGAGCACAAAATCGGCCCGGTTGGCCCGGATGGCAATCTGAAGCCGTTCGCCGAGTATCCGAAGAAAGTGCGACGAGCGGACGGGCGGAAGATCACCTGCAAGGATCAGACCGAAGAGGTCGCGGTGAAGATGTGGGCAGGGGACAGCCCGAAGGCCGATCCGGTCGCAGCGGAGCGCGACGCGCTGGCGACGAAGCTCGCCGAGGCGATGGATAAGATCGCCCGGTATGAGCGGGGGGTGCCGGAGGCAGCGGTGCTGCCAGGCGGGGTGCCGAAGGGCAAGGCCGCGGATGAAGCGCAGGGCATGGCAGGCCCGGCTACTGCGGCGAACGGCGGAGGGACAGACAAAGCCCCGGCCCCCTCGGCGCAAGCGCCCGCTGGCCAAGCCCCAGGGGCAGTGCCTGCCGCTCCGCCGCCCGATCCGCTCGTGGCGCTGAAGAAGTAACAGGGGACCCGGCATGGCCGTCGATACGCCAGTCACGGGGGAGGACCTGATCTCTCTCGCCCTTACTGATGCGGGTATCCTGGGCATCGGGCAGACGGCCAACGCCTACGACATGCAGAATGGGCTGCGCAGGCTCAACTGGATGCTGGCGCAGTGGAGGATGAAGAGGTGGCTGGTGTTTCACCTCGTGACGGTGGGCATTACGTCTACCGGGGCACAATCCTACACCGTGGGTCCTGGGGGCGACCTCGACGTGGATGTGAGGCCGGATAGGCTCGAAAGTGCGTTCTTCCGCCAACTGGTGCAGAGCCAGCCCAATCAGATCGACTATCCGCTGGAATTGCTGCAAAGTCGGGAGGACTACAACAACATCGCGCTGAAGAGTCTCACGTCTTTCCCCAGCTACATCTTCTACGACAGTGGGTGGCCCCTGGGGACGATCTACCCCTGGCCGGTGCCGCAGGCGGCGATCTACAGTGTGTTCATCAGCCTGAAGGCGGTGCTAAGTGAGGTCGCTGTGCTGGGCGATCAGCTGCTGCTGCCGCAGGAGTACATGCTGGCACTCTACTTGTCGCTCGCAGAGCTGCTCCGCATTGGCTACCAGCTGCCGCCCGACCCGATGCTCACGATGAGGGCCAAAGAGGCCCGGGAAGTGCTCCGGGGGAGCAACTATCAGATCGCGCGGCTGCGGATGCCGACGGAGCTTACTCGCCCGGGCATCTACAACCCGTATAGTGACCAGATCAGATAGGCCTCATGCCGGGGCCTAGAAACGGAGGACCCTCTACTATGGCAATCAACGGGACGTTTCCTATCGCACAACTGCCGCTTCTGCCCATTCGGCAGGCGCCGACAACGCAGGTGCAGAAGAGTGGGACGCCTTCTGTCGCCGATCGGACGATCACCACGCCGCAGGACTTCCTCTCGCTTACGTTCACGCCGGGGGGACAGGTCGTGCAGGTCAACCCGAGCATGATGGGGCCAGAAGATCTGCTGGAGGTCCTGTCCGGTGCTGGGCTGACCGGGAGCGTAAGCCTCGATCGATATGGCTTCCTGCACTTCCCCTCGATCACGTCGATCAGTGGAAACGCGAACTTGAAGACCGCTCTCGGATTGCCTTGAGCGGGCAGCGGACTGCGTATTGCGCTTAACTTCAACCCCCGGCTTAGTCCGGCTTTCTAGGAGGACTACACTATGGCTATCAACAGGGTACAGAACGGCTTCCGCCTCTTCATGGGGGAGGTGCTCAACAGTATCATCGATACGGTGAACGGGATTACTGGGGGGACTGGGCCGGTCAGCGCCACGACAGTCACGACTGGAGCGATCGCTGGCAGCGATAGCTCCTTGGGCATCACCGGGCAGGCAGCGCAAACGGCCACTGCTGCGGGCGGTGCTGTCGCGATCGCTGCTGCGGCAGGCGGTGCCACTTCTGGTGCCGGCGGCAATGCGACCCTTACTGCTGGGGCGGGCACGGCGGGCGTTAGCAATGGTGGCAACGTCGTTCTGACTGCTGGGGCCAAATCCTCTACGGGGAAGGACGGGAGCCTCTACCAGCGGGTAAACGGGGCTGCGGTGCTGAAGACGCAGGGAGCGCCAGCAGCGAAAACTGTCACGGCGGCGATTACGGCGGCAGAGCTTGTTGCTGGGCTCATCACCACGACAGGGGCGACTGGGCCGAGCGTGCATCAACTGCCCACTGGAACGCTCATTGACGCGGAACTGCCGGGTGTGGTGACAGGGGACTCGTTCGACTTCTGCGTCATCAATACTGGGACGGGTGCCTCGACAGACGCGACGATCACTGTCAACACGGATGTGACGATTGTGGGCAATCCGACCATCGGCTCGCTCACGGACGCGACCATCATCAGCGGAAGTGGGCTCTTCCGCTGTCGGCGGACAGCGGCGAACACGTATGTCGTTTATCGGCTCGCGTAAGGGAGAGCGGAGATGGACATAGGCAAGAGGCTCTTCCTCGGGGCAGCGGCCTTAGTGGGCCTCTTGCTCCTAGCTGCGGGTCCTGGGGCGGCGCAGTCGCCGACGGCACTGTGTACCCGCACTACGACAGGGAGCGGAGGGAGTTGCATCCCGGTCACGGCGAGCACGCCATTGCCAGTTACCGGGTCGTTCTCGGCATCTTTCAGCGGCTTCACCGCTGCCACGACCGGGACGCCCATCACGGCGACCACAGGAGGGGCAACGGGCACTCTCCCAGCGGGGACAGTTGTCGTGGCGAGCAATGTGGGGACGACAAACATCGCGTACTGTCAGCTGGGGGCGGCGGCAACCACGGCGGGGCAGCCTATCGCGCCGAATGGGGGGTGGTTTGCTTTCACTGTCCTAGCTGCTACGCAGCTCACGTGTGCGACGAGCACATCTACCACTGTGGTGAATCTCACTGGTGGGGCGGGACTACCGACTGGGACAGGTGGGGGTGGGGGTGGTGCGGGCGGTGGTGGCGCAGTTACGGTCGCGGATGGGGCAGATGTGGCGCAGGGCACTACGACGGATGCCGCCTGCACAACGGACAACGGCACGTGCTCGCTGCTTTCACTGACGAAGCGGAACAATCAGCGGCTGACGACACTCAATACGACGCTGGGCTCGCCGTTCCAGGCAGGGGGCTCGATTGGCAATACAACTTTCGCGGCGACGCAGGTAACGGCGAGCAGCTTGAACGCCCAAGTGGTGGGGCCGGCAGCGACTGGGGCGGCACTAGCTGGGAACCCTGTCCGCATTGGGCTGAGCGACGGCACGAATGCGCAGAATTGGCTTGCCGGCATCGCGCTCGGCGATGGGGTGAATGGGAACAACACAGGGGCGGTTGCCGGCTGGGTGTGGAACGGAACGACCTGGGATCGGATGCCTGGGACGACCGCAGGAGTCACCGTTCGTAATCCAACAGCGGCCAACCTTAACGCTACAGTATCGGTTCCGACTTGGGCCGGCGGCACGCTCGGCGCGATGGCGAACTACGGCACGTCGCCCGGCGCGGTGCTGGTCCCTGGCGTCAATGCCTTCGTGACCAATTCGAATGCGAACGGATCGGCAACCTCCGCGAACAGCTCGCCGGTTGTCATTGCCAGCGATCAGGTGGCGGTAGCCATCAAGGCGGCCAGCGGCGTGTTTGCGAGCGGGTCTTATTCCTCTGGAGCGCTAGCGAGCGGTTCCGTTGCTTCTGGCGCTATGGTCGATCTCGGAGCGCAAGCAGACAGCGCGTGCTCGACCGACAACGGCACGTGCTCCGCGATCGCACTAATCAAGAGGACGAACCAGCGGCTTACTACTGTCAATACATCGATCGGTGCCGCAAATGCCTACGAAACCGTAGCAGCGTCGCAGACAGCGCAATCGCTCGGTGCCACGGGCGCGACGGGCGATTATCTCTCGCACTGTGTTGTAACGCCTGGGACGACTTCGCCGGGTGTTGTAACTATCCTAGATGACGCGACGGCGATCGTATCCTTTGCTGGAGGCGCGTCGTCGGTATCTAATCTCGTGCCGTTCGCGGTTCCGATTGGTGCGATCAGTGTCAGTGGTGCCTGGAAGATAACGACAGGCGCTAACGTCACTGTTGTATGTGTTGGGCGGTTTACATGAGGCGCGTTCTCACTGTCCTGCTTGTTGCTTGTGGGCTGACGGCGTGGATCGGCGCACTCGCGCAGTCTGTGCTTCCGGGCTTCCCGCCGGGGACGTTCCAGAGTCGCGGTGCTCTTGACCCTGCGCCAGCGGGAGGAAGCACCGTAACGCTAGATCAGGTTGGTACAAATCAACAATCAAGCGCATCGGTTACAGTTCAAGATTATATTGGGCTGACTATTACTGGCGGCCTAACAAATCCGGGCCTCGTTGCTACGGTTATCGATTGTGGGGCAACGGCATTCTCAAGTGTGGCTGCTACGTGGGATACTGCTGGAGGAAGCCCCACCAATCAGGCTATGACTAATCTTGGTACAGTTACGAGCGGTTCTGGTGCTATCGCGCTGTTTGGACTTAGAAATCCGACGGCAGGAAACAAGACGCTTCATCTTACTTGGACAGGATCAACACAAATAACAACGTCTGCAATTTCTTTTTCTGGTGTAAATCAAACGAGCGATGGTGCAGCTTTCACAAATTTCAATTCTGCAACGAATGCTGCCCCTATAAGTGTTGCTGTCACTAGCGCCACTGGAAATATAGTAGTTGGCGGGTTTGTCTCGGCAGCTAACTTTTCCAGTGTCAGCGGCACCCAGGTCTTTATAGACAATACTTGCGCAGTTAATGCCGCTGCTGCAAATCGCGATGCGGGCGCTGCCAGTGTTACCATTACTGGCAATCCTGGGAGTGGTGTTTTGTCTGCTGTTGCGGGCGTAAGCGTGGCTCCATGAAATGGAAATCTATTTTTTCCATTGTTGTTTTGTGTATTTGCACAACGGCATCATCGGCTAACTTTGCCATCTTTCAGGCGGCATCGCCCGGAAGCGGCCAAGGTGGCGGCGCCAGTGTCCGGTTGCAAAATGCTTTTTCTGGGCCAGCCATTTCGCCGTCGTCCTATTATGTGCCGGGAAATGGCAATCCCGCAGTCAG